GTGCCGCTGAATGTCACGACCGAGGGTGGTTCGAACCGCTCCCCGGAGGATGACACCGCGCAGCAGGACGGCATGAAGCACCTCATTGACGGCGTCGTCTCACGGGCACGGAATGCGATCACCGCGAAGCGGGGTGCTGGCGACACCAGCATCGATTGGGCGCGCTGGACTCGCGAGCTTCTCGAGGATGCCGCCAAGTCGGGGGTCGAACTCGACGATGCCGCGATCGGTCGCGCGCTCGCGGAGATCGGGAGGCTGTGATGCAGGTAACTGTCGTGATGGGGCCGCCGGGTGCCGGGAAGTCCACGTATGTGCAGGAGCAGCGGAAGCCGGGCGACGCGGTCGTCGACTTCGATGTACTCGCGCAGGCGCTCGGCTCGCAGACAGCGCATGATGCGCCGCCGGCGGTCGCGAAGCTGACGTTCGCGGCCCGACAGGCGGCGATCGCGCGGGCACTCGACGGCCTGTCTGGTGCTGATGACGAGCTCCCGGCGGACGTGTGGGTTATCGCCTGGGATCTGAGCGAGGAAACCTACAAGCGCTGGGAGGGCCTCGGCGCCAACTTCGTGCTGCTCGATCCCGGTGAAGAAACCGTCATGGAGCGGCTCCGGGCTGAGGGGCGACCTCAATCATCCATCGATGCTGCGACCGACTGGTACGCGCGGCGAGCGAAAGGGCAGAGCATGCTGAAGTACAAGAGCGCCGCGATCGATCTCGGCGCTGCAGAGATCGACGACGGCCAGTTCATCGGCTACGCCTCGGTGTTCGGGAACGTGGACTCGTACGGCGATGTCGTCGTGAAGGGCGCGTTCGCCGAATCCCTCGCGGAGCACGGCGAGCAGGGCGCAGGCATCCCCTGCTATTGGTCGCACCGCATGGACGACCCGACGATGAACATCGGCTCCACAGTGTCGGCGATCGAGGACGAGCACGGACTCAAGGTGACCGTGCAGCTCGACACCGAGTCCGCCACGGGCGCATACGTGCACCGGCTGATCAAACAGGGCCGCGTGAAGCAGATGAGTTTCGCGTACGACATTCTCGACGCGGCCGAGGTCAAGGTCGACGGCGAGTGGGCGTACGAGCTGCGAAAGCTCAGGATTCACGAGGTGTCGGTCGTGCCGGTTGGCGCGAACCAGGCTACTGAACTGCTCGCCGTGAAGCGCGGCGAGCCCAAGACTTCCGTCGAACCGGCGGGGGATGACGAGCAAGACGACGTCGAGGAGCCCGCGGAGGAGCCGAACTCGGAGGAACCGGAAACGGTCAACGAGGAAGCCAACGCCGAGGCCAAGGCGAAGCGCGCTCGCGCACTCATCAAGATCGCCCTCACATCGGGGGCAACGAACCGAAAGGATTCGGAATGAATCTCAAGGCACAGCGCGAGGCCGCTCAGAAGGAGCTCCTCGCCATCAAGAGCAAGATCGACGACGGCACGGTGACGGACGACGACTACACGGCCGTCGACACGCTCACGAAGACCATCGAGGGGCTCGACGTGAAGATCGCTTCGGCGGCACGCATGGAGCAGTTCCTCGGCGCGAAGGCCCCCGAGCCGGACGCAGGCAAGAAAGCGCCGGCGTCGCTCGGCGACCACTTCATCGCGGAGTCGGGCGTGAAGTCGGGCCGCGCGCCCGGCCAGCGTGCGACGTTCGCTGCTCCCGAGATCGGCGTGAAGGCGGCGACAGACACCATCGTGTCGCCCGCCGGCGTGGAGCTTCGGGAGACCGCGACTGACGTCGACCTCACCGTCGTGCAGGCGCCGCGACGTACGTCGCTCGCCGACCTGTTCGGCTCCGGCAGCATCTCGGGCAACGCAATCCGCTACTTCATCGAGGGCGGTCTCGAGGGCACGTTCGGGACTGTGGGTGAGAACGGGCAGAAGCCGCAGTTCTCGGTGACGCACCCGACGCCGCAGATCGACGCACTCACGAAGATCGCCGGCTGGTACAACGAGTCGGACGAGATCCTCGAGGACTACGCGTGGCTCGCGTCGTCGATCAACAACCGCGCCCTGTACGAGCTCCTGCTCGTCGAGGAAGCGCAGCTGCTGAACGGCAACGGCACCGGCGCGAACCTGCGTGGTCTCCTCAACCGCACGGGCGTGCAGACCGCTACCGCAACGACCGCGACCCTCGCGGACGAACTGTTCAAGGCGCAGACCGCGGTGCAGACCGCGTCGGGTCTCACCGCAGACGCGGTGGTGCTCAACCCGGCCGACTACCAGGTGCTGCGCCTCGCGAAGGATGCGAACGGCCAGTACTACGGCGGCGGCATGTTCCAGGGCCAGTACGGCAACGGCACGCTCACCGAGCAGCCGCCCGTGTGGGGTCTGCGTACGGTCACGACGCCCGCGATTGCGCAGGGCACGGCCGTTGTGGGTGCGTTCCGTCAGGCCGCGACCATCTACCGCAAGGGCGGCGTGCGCGTCGAGGCGACGAACTCGCACGACGACGACTTCACGAACAACCGCATCACGGTGCGCATCGAGGAGCGTCTCGCGCTCGCCGTGCGTCGCCCGTCGGCGTTCGTGAAGGTCACGATCTCGGACGAGCCCGCCGAGGGCTAGCCGATCCAGGTGCTGTGGGCGGGTTTCGGCTCGCCCACAGCACCGTATCGAGGAGTGGTCATGAAGAACTACACGGTGATGGTGCGGGGTATCCCGCACCGCATGCAGCTGGACGAAGAGCACGCGAAGCGGCTCGGCGCGGTACCGATCGAGGAAGCCGTAGCGCATTCGGTCGCGTCGCCGAAGCCGGTGCGTAAGGGCCGGGCTCCAGCGAACAAGAACCGCACGGTGGCAGACAAGTAGGGGGCGCGGATCGTGGACTATGGCGACATGCTCACGGGCACTATCGATCCGATGGAGGCCGCTCAGGCCGCGATCCGCGACTACTGCGGCTGGCACGTCGCGCCGCAAGTGCGCGAGACCATGATTCGCGACGGTAACGGCAGGCACCTGCTGAAGTTGAAGACGATGCGGATCGTCGAACTGCATCAGGTGCTCGTTGACGGCCGCGACGTGACGGAGCGTGTGCGATGGTCTGAGGCCGGCATGCTCGAGGGCGTCCGGTTCCCGAACCGGTTCCGATCGGTCGAGATCGACCTCACTCATGGATTCGAGCCGGGCGAGGTCGGCGCGATCGCGGGTGTGCTGAGCCGGTCGGCGAAGCGGTTCGGCACAGACCCGACGTTGCGGTCGCAGGCGGTCGGTGGTGCGTCGGTGTCGTACCTCACGAGTGCCGGCGGTGGCGGTCTGTCGCATCTGCTCACTGCGGATGAGAAGGCAGACCTCGACGGCTACCGCCTCACTTGGGGGGTCTAATGGTCACGTATCTGCGCCCGACGAAGGCGCTTGATCCGTACTCGGGCCTACCGACCGGTCTCGATTGGATGAACCCGCAACGGGTCGATGCGCCGGCGGCGTTCATCCTCAACTCGAGCACGTCCGAGACGACCGACGGCCAGTCGGACAGTGCAACTGTCGGATGGGTGCTCTATATCCCCGAGGGGGAGGTTGAGCCGCATCCCGGCGACAAGGTCGAGCTCGACGGCGTCACGTTCGCGCAGAACGGTCGCCCGCTGCGGGAACGAAACCCGTTCACAGGGTGGGCGCCGTACGCGCAGGTCAGGCTCACGATGCAGGAGGGCGACTGATGGAGTTCAACGACGGGTTTTTCAAGGAGATCCTCGAGAGCGAGAAGGTCGGCGATCTGTGTGAGACGGCCGCGGATGCTGTGCATGGGATTGCGTACGCGAATGCGCCGGTCGAGTCTGGTGACTACCGCGACGGGTTGAAGGTGAAGCGGCAGCGCAGCGGAGACCGCGTTACCGCGCTTGTCGTCGGCGAGGACTGGAAAACTCTTCTCGTCGAGTCGCAGACCGGTAACCTCGCTCGCGCGGTGCGGGCGGTGAAGCGGCGATGATCGTCGTCCATTCTGACCTGGAGCAGTGGCTGTGCGGATGGTTGCGTGGCCGACTCCCGGCGTTCGGCATCAACCCGTCATGGGTGTCGAACGCGGAACGGTCGTCGACTGCCGGCGGCGCGCCAAACGCTCCTGGCGAGCTGCACATCATTATCCGAGTCGACGCCGGCCCAGAGGGCGACGTCGGCATGAAAGATTCCACGATCGGTGTGACCGTGATTGGCCCGAACCGTGCGGCATTGAAGCCGACCGGTGACGCCGCTCGCATGATCGTCGCACTGATTAAGGGCGAGACACCAGAAGCGGTGTCGCCCATCGCAAACGTACAGGTCACC